AACAGGAGCTACAGATAATACAACTTACCGTGTTTCAGGTGGTGGGGGTGGAGCAGGAGCGGTCGGACAAACAGTAACAAATCCAACACCAAAAGCTGGTGATGGAGGAGCAGGTGTAACAACTTCAATTTCAGGATCTCCAACATCATATGCTGGAGGAGGAGGAGGTGGAGGACATTGTGGATCAAGTAAACCAGGAGGTACAGGAGGATTAGGTGGGGGTGGAAATGGAAGTTTTCCAGGAGCAGCAACATCAGGAACAGCTAATAGAGGTGGAGGTGGTGGAGGAGCTAACAATCCAGTTACTTCAGGAGCTGGTGGTTCAGGTATAGTTATAATAAGATATATATTTAAATAAAAATTATGGCACATTTTGCAAAAATTTCTGAAGATAATATTGTTTTAAGCGTACTAACTTTTAACGATAGTGATATGACTGATGAAAATGGTAATTCATCTGAAAGTATAGGACAACAATATTTACAAAAACATAATAATTGGCCTGCTCATTTATGGATTCAAACATCTTATAATACGTATGGTGGACAACATATAAAAAATGGAATACCATTTAGAGGAAATTATGCGGCTACTGGCTATATTTGGGATGAAGAAAATCAAATATTCTGGCCAAAGAAACCTTATGCTTCATGGGTAAAACATATTCCATCAGCATCTTGGAAATCTCCAATTGGTGATGCACCATCATTAACCGAAGAACAAACTTCTCAAAATAGAGCTTTCACTCATATGTGGGAGTATAGATGGAATGAGGAAAATCAATCTTGGGATTTGAATAATTTTAAAGTTTCTTAATTACTCTTTACAATAATATAAAATTATATTATCTATATTCTGATATATGGAAAAGAAAGTTTTATCAGAAATAGGATTATATTTTGGTCAAATAAATATGCCTGAAGGTTTTGAAATAGACCAAGAAAAATTAACTTGTGATATTTTATTATCTACACTTTATAATAAAGAATTTCCATTTTCTAAATCTTGGGATATGTTAAATACTTATTTATGTGAATATATTAATTTAAATTATAATTTTAAATTAATTGTTAAAAAAATAATAGGAAATATTTATTTTCCAAAACAATATTCAAATTCTTATCTACAAGTAGATCCAATAGATTTAAGACATTCTCCAGATTATGTTATGTTATATGGTGTTAATGTTGGTAAAAATTCTTGTAAAGTATTTATAGAATATGATGATAATAGAAGAAAAGGAAGAAGTTGGGAAATATCATTAAATAATAATGATTTTGTAATGTTTCCATCTACACAAAGATATCACATAACTACTAATACATCGGAACAATTAAATTTTATATTAACTAATACTTATGAATTTATCTAACTATTACTTTTATTTCAAATCAGCTTTAACTCCTAAATTTTGTGATGACATTATTAAATATGGATTACAACATCAAGAAGATTTAGCTATTACTGGTGGATATGGAAAAGATAGAAATTTAAAAGAAAAACCATTAAAAGAAGAAGAAATTGTAGATTTAAAAAAGAAAAGAAATTCTAATATTGTATGGTTAAATGATACTTGGATTTATAAAGAAATACATCCATATATTCACGAAGCAAATAAATTAGCAGGTTGGAATTTTGATTGGAATTTTTCTGAGTCTTGTCAATTTACTAAATATAAGTTAAATCAATATTATGATTGGCATTGTGATTCTTGGGATGTTCCTTATAATAAACCGGAAGATCCAAACTCACATGGTAAAATTAGAAAATTGTCAGTAACTTGTCAGTTAACAGATGGTTCAGAATATACTGGAGGTGAATTACAATTTGATTGTAGAAATTATGATCCACATATGCGTGATGAAGATAAACATGTGTTGACTGTAAAAGAAATACTTCCTAAAGGCTCTATTGTTGTATTTCCAAGTTTTGTATGGCATAGAGTTCAACCTGTTACGAAAGGAACTAGATATTCTTTAGTTATTTGGAACTTAGGATATCCGTTTAAATAATATGTTTATAGATGAATATTTTAAAACACCATTTTGGTATGAAGAAAAATTAGATTTTTTAAAATCTCTTACTAAAGCAACTGATAAATATATTAAAGAAGCTAGAGAATTAAGAAAAGTTGATATTAAAAAAACAAATGATTTTGGAACCTCTTACCATTCAGTATCACTAATAGATGACACTAAATTTAAAGATTTTCATAATTATGTAAGTCAAAAAGCTTGGGACTTTTTAGATTGGCAAGGTTTTGATATGCAAAAATACACTACTTTTTTTTCTGAAAGTTGGGTACAAGAATTTGCTAAAAATGGTGGTGGAAATCATTCTGCACATATCCATCATAATCAACATGTGTGTGGATTTTATTTTCTTAAGGCAAGTGAAAATACCTCTTATCCAATATTTCATGAACCTAGAACAGGAGCACGTTGTACAAAATTAAAACTTAAAAATGAAAATGTAGTCTCTCATGGTACAGAGATTGTACATTTTAAAGTTAAACCTGGAATTTTTTTATTTTTCCCAGGATACATAGAACATGAATTTGTGGTAGATCACGGTAAAGAACCTTTTAGATTTATTCATTTTAACATACAAGCAATTCCTAAAGAAATGGCAAAGGTAAATATATAATGGTTAAATATAATTTTAAAAAAGATAGGTTTACTGTAATTGAAAAAGCAATTGATCCAAAAATTGCAAATTTTGTATACAATTATTTTTTAATGAAAAGACAGGTTGCAAAAACAATGTTTGATGAAAGATATATTTCTCCATTTACTACAGAGTTTGGTGTATGGAATGATGAACAAGTTCCAAATACCTATTCTCATTATGCAGACATTGCAATGGAAACTTTATTATTAGCTGTTCAACCTATTATGGAAAAACAAACTGGATTAAAGTTAATTCCAACATATTCGTATGCAAGAATTTATAAAAAAGGAGATATTTTACATCGTCATAAAGATAGATTTAGTTGTGAAATATCTACAACATTAAATTTAGGGGGAGATCCATGGCCAATTTATATCGAACCTAATCCTAAAATGGGAGGACTTGTAAAAAATAAGGGTTACATTTCTGATAATACAAAAGGAATTAAAGTAGATTTAAAACCTGGTGATATGTTAGTTTATAGAGGTAATTTATTAGAACATTGGAGAGAAGAATTTGAAGGTCAAGATTGTGGTCAAGTGTTTTTACATTATAATAATCTTGCAACTAAAGGTGCAAAAGACAATATATTTGATAAAAGAAAACATTTAGGACTACCTTCTTGGTTTAAAAAATAGTATAATTCTTCTTTTTTTAGTATATAAAGGATACTTATGCCTTTACAGAAAATACAATTTAAGCCAGGATTCAATAAACAACAAACTGCAACCGGAGCCGAAGGGCAATGGATCGATGGTGATAATGTTAGGTTTAGGTATGGAGAACCACAAAAGATAGGTGGTTGGCAAGAATTAGTTAATAAAACTCTCGCGGGCGTCGCGCGCGACCAGCTTACTTGGACTGCATTAGATGGTAAAAAATATGCAGCTATTGGTACTTCAAAATTATTAGTTATTTATTATCAAGGTCAATTCTTTGATATTACACCTCTTGGCACGGCTTTAACTTCATGCACCTATACATCTACAACAAGTTCAACAACGATCACTATTAATAAAGCAGGTCATGGTTTAGAGGTTGGTGATTATATTATATTTACATCTGTTACAACTCCAGGTTCACCTACAACTGGATATACCTCTGCAGATTTTACAACAAATACTTTTGAAGTTAAAACAGTTCCAACATCAGGAACCTTTACAGTTACTATGGCAACTGCTGAAACAGGCACCGGTGTAACGGCGGGAGGGACTATTACTACAACTCCTTATGTTATTATCGGACCTAATTTTCAAACACCTGCTTATGGTTATGGTACGGGATATTGGGGTGGAACTATTCCAACTTCAGTTACAACTACATTAAATGGTAATCTTAATAATACTACAACAACAGTTACTGT